TTGCATCGTATTAATTACATATTATCAAGAACAAGGCTCATTGACTTTATCAGCATATCTATCATTTCTTTTGCTGTTTCTACGTTATACATTGCATATATAAGTATAATTGTCAAGGCGATAAAATAATAGGTCCAGGCCTTGTTTCTATTCCATGATATAGATTGTTTAGCCTTGACCTTCCGTCTTTTTCGCTTGTTCTGGCACGATGACGTTGAATACGATTCCACCCTGTTCTCCATTTCCATTAATTTCTAATTTGCTTTCCTGGGCCACCTTAACTGGATATAACTCCATAAGAGCCTTTGATGCTTGAACAGCAACTGAACGCAATGGTGCTGGAGACAATACGGTTCCTCTTCTGTCAGTGTATATGGCAGTCGATGTCTCGTTCACGATCTTCAGAAGCTTTTCTGTAAGCAACGATTTCATCTCAGCGGTTTCATAATTAGAGATTTTACGCAATTCTGCTATATATTCAGCAACATCGCTGCGAGCCATCAATTTTTTAGCTTTACCCAAAGCCGTATTGCTATTGTCTTTAAAGACATCTTTGTAACACGTTCTCGCATCTCCCAAATATGGATCACATCCGCAAACAAAGAGTTCGCAGAAGTCTTTCTCATTTTGTGACAATGTGTTAGGTATTTTCAATTCCATAATCTAATTTATATATTTAAAGCCCAGCCGATATTGCTCAACTGGGCTTTTCGTTTCTTCTATGAAGAATAGGAAAAATAAGATATTGTGAGTTTTATTGATGATTAGAATTATCGTCACCAATAAGGTCTTCCATGATTATTTTTCTGAACAGATCCTTAATGCCATCCAAAAGGCTTTCTACATCTTGCACTGTCTTAATCACATTTCGATTAAATCTCACGTCAAGGTCATAACCAGATATTTCCATCATGGTTTCTTTTCCATCTTCAGATTTGACCGAAAAAAATCGTCTATCAGATTGCGAATTAAACACAACCTCTGGTTCATTCTCCAGAGGTGTGTTAGTCTTGTTATCTTCTGCCATATAATTAAATCTTAAAATGAGTTCTTGACTTTTCTTTCTTTGTCATCACCATGCCACCATCATCACCTCCAGAATATGCCTGTCTCATACGCTGTGCGCAAACAAAGGCTACGTTTGTGGTGGCAGAAACATCTGCATCTGCATCGTGAGCATCATCAAGTTCAATTCCAAGTTTTTCACACATAATTTCAAGCTTATAGCTATTCATACCATCCATGTGTGAAAGAGCAAGCTGACCCAAAATAATTGTATCAACATAGTATGGTTGCCAGTTACCATAAAAGCTTCTGACACCTCTAATTACCTTTTCCCATTCCTTTACCTGGCCACCGTACTCCATTAATTGCTGGAAGAAGCCAACATCAAACAATACGTTTTGACCTATCAAGAATGGTTTGAAGTTCTTACCCTTAGATAGTGTATTCTTTTTGATAAATGCAATTACATCTGCTGCAACTTGCTTAATATCAACGCCATGATCATTTAGCATATCCATTGTGATAGCTGAATATGTAAGAGCTTTTTCTTGGTATTCCATGAAATCCTCTTCATCCTCGAACTTCTTCTTCAAAACCTTACGCTTATTTCCACTCTTGTCAGATTGTTTGCGGTATGGAGAAATATATGCAACATATCTGTCTATTACCTCAAAGGTATCAATTCTAACTGCATGTATAGCTATCTGTGTACAAGCGCATTTTGTTGGGTCCAAGCCACCAGTCTCAAAGTCAAGTGTAAATGCTACGATAACTGGTCTATCTGTTTCTGCTGCCATTTGAATATTTGTTTGTTATATCAGTTGCTAATAGATTTAACTTCTCACAATACTGTTCAAGTGATCCGTCATTTTCTACGACATAATCGTAAAACTCATCTGCAAGATTTGTGCGTTCCTTGTCACGCTCCATTCTGTCCTTCTCAATACCTTCCTTGTTAGGTCTCTTGATTTTGACAGTAATCAAATTAAATCGTATTGGCGTTTGTTCCTTTGAGCAAAGGTCAATAAGTCCTTTTTCGTCTATTACATATACGCTATTGAACAATGCCTGGAACTGATTCCATTCTGTCCAATAATGAAACCCTCCAAACTGAGTGTATGCGCACATATTAGACTTGCTTGGCATATCCTTGTCAGAAACAAACCAATGCTCACGTCCATTTTTCTCATACTTTCTTTTAGGACGTGTTGTGTATGAAACAATAGCGTTCCATCCAAAATGTTCCTGGAGATAGAGAGAGGCGTATGTCTTACCACTTCCAGAATCTCCAACAATTGCAATAATATTTGCACTCATTACATTATTTCCACTACCGATGACTTATATATCTGTAGATTGTTACCGCCAGCAAAGTCACTGTATTTAACCTGTGCGGAACATATAATCATTTTGTTCTTTGCGCTGCTAGGAGAACCGCCATTACAGAATTTAGATCTGAGATTGGCCCATTCATCGTTCCAGATTACCATTTCTACAAGGTCATTATTTTGTTGAAGCAATACCTTACAGAATGTCTTGTTGGCACCAGTCTTTTTATCCAAGAATTTCTTCTCTTCTATTTCAACTATGCTTGCACATATTGCGACACGTTTGCCATCATAATCATCTTCCTTCACGTTTTTGAGCATTGCCCAAGCTGCACGGCCTTTGATTTTTGGCTTTGCTTCTGAATTGTCATAGATACGCTTGTAATCTATTGCACCAATACCACTGATAGCGATTTGCTGCTGGCTCCAGAAGTAATGCTTTCCACGAAGGTCTGTAGGAATATCCTTTTCTTGGATTTCAAAACCCAAATGCTTTGCTGCTTTTTGAAGGATTGCAAAACGTTCTACAACAGATTGTGCATGTTCAACCTTATCGAAACATCCAGCCAAGATAAGATGTCTAATATGTCTTGCATTCACAGGACACTTTGTAGCTTCATCTGGATTGTCTGGATCATCCCAGTATTGATACTTCTTCAACTTATATCTGAATACTCGATCAATAAAGTTATCTATAGATGTAAAGTCTCCACGAGTTTTACGCTCGTTAACAATCCATTCGGTTGCCTTTGCGCCAAGATTCTTAATACGTGTGAGCGACCAGAATATTTCATTTGTCTCATAGTTCGTGAAGAACGTGTCTCCAGAAACATTGATGTCTGGTGCCACAATTTTTGCGTTACTACACAATTCCATCTCACTCATAAGCGTTGGAATCTGATCATCCTTTGCCCACTGAAGAGCAACAGTATAAAATGCTGTAGGATAATTGGCCTTCAGATATGCTCCAGCGTATGCCGTTACAGCGTATGCCGTTGCGTGACTCTTGTTGAACAAATATCCACCAGCAACCTCAAACATGTGCCATATTTCGGTTGCTTGTTCTTTTGGACACCCATTTTTATCAGCACCTTCCATGAACTTTCCATTGTATGCGTCAATCTTCTCTTGTTTCTTTTTGGATATGAACTTGACAAGTTTCACACCTTCACCAAGAGAAAGGCCACCTACCTCTCGTGCTATCTGCACCAACTGTTCCTGGTAGCATAACACACCATAAGTATCTTTCATGGCATTGTACGTTCCCCAAAGATACTTTGGCTGACTATCTCCAAGTTTACAGTCAACATATATATCTGTAGAACCAGAATCAAGTGTAGCTGGACGGAACAGTGCATTTGCGGCAATCAGATCATCTATCTTAGATGGTTTCATGCTCACCAAAAACTTAGTCATTCCTTTAGATGAAAACTGGAAGACATTCTGTGTATAGCCTTGTTGAAGCAATGAATATACTTTCTGGTCATCCAGGCCGCCTTGTACGATACCTTGAAATGTTAAGTTAGTGCCATACTCACTGTTACATGTTTTGATTACAGCTTGAAGTTTTGATAGCTCTTTAATTCCCAAACAGTCATTTTTCAACAACCCCTGCTCGTCAAGAACATATCCGTCAAACTCAGAAATAAGCATATCATCCACTTTTTTGATAGGTGTGAAGTCAAAACACTCCATATCTTTTCCGTCCTTATCGTCTGGAGTCACCAGCAATGCGGATGCGTGAATAGATGAAGAACGAGGCTGGCCCATCAATGTTCTTATATCTTCAATAACTTGTGGATATTCCTGTATGAATGACTTTACACGCTTATTTGTAGCTGCAAGAACAAACAGGTCTGTCCAAGACATGTTATCGTCCTCAAATATTGCAGTTATATAGTTTACAATATTAACAGGAACTCGATGAACACGTGCAACATCTTTCAAAACAGCCTTAAGCTTCAGAGTTGTAAGAGTTCCAGCAGAAAATACACGTTGTTTACCGTCATGGTTGTATCTTCGCTCTATATACTCTTTTACCTCTTGTCTTCTGTCTGATTGGAAGTCGACATCCACGTCTGGTAACGAGCCTCCAGGACCTTGCAAATATCCATTATCAACGAAGCAGTCAATCGCTTGAACTGCTTCTGTTGATGTATGATGTTTGATACTTAAAATCTTCATTTTATTGTTATGATTCTATTTTTGTACCATAAAGACCGCCATTTTCAAGATAGGTTCTTTCAAAATCAGTAAGAGCATAATCAGTAATAACCATACGCTTTGTGATATATCCATCAAGAACAATACCGTCCAAAGTTCTGCAACGGCTCAATGCGACATACAATTGACCTGGGCAAAACGTCTTTGACAGATGAAGAACAGCCTTGTCGAATGTAAGTCCTTGACTCTTATGTATGGTTATTGCCCAGGCAAGAGTAAGTGGATATTGAGTACATGATCCAATTTCCTTTGCAACAATTTCGCCATCTTCAAGAACAAACTCGTTATTAACCCATTTGTTCTTCTTAACCTTGACCTTACGCTTAGAGTTGTCTAACTGAACCGTAATCTCATCATTCCCAATCTCAACGATATTACCAATGGTTCCATTGTAATATCCGTCAGCAGGATTGTTTACGATTGTCATAACTCGTGCTCCAACACGAAGCTGGAGATGCAATGGACAAGGAATAGAAGATTCTGGGAACTTGCCATCCATCGTGTAGTCAAACGTATGTGTCGGCTCACCAAGCATTTCTGTATTAATTTTCTCTACATCACGCTTATGTGTACAGATATGAATATAATCTGTATTGAAATCCTTTGCTTTCTTACGGTCTTTCAGTTCGCTAAGAACGTCAAGCTCTTCAGATGTAACCATATAATTACGAATATGGTTCAAGATTCCAACAAATTCAACATCAGTCTGACGGAACACCTTTGAAAGTTCGATGACATGGAAGAATGTTCTCTTCCAGACTACAGCATTAAAGAAATAGTAGTTATCGTAAAACTCATCCAGAAGTTCCTTGTCTTCCTTCTTTGCTACAGGTGGAAGCTGGTATAAATCACCAAACATAATTACCTGTACTCCACCAAATGGTTCCTTGCTTTCACGAACCCATCTCAACTTTCTGTCCACTGTATCAAGAACATCTGGACGGACCATACTTACCTCATCAATAATCAGAACTTCAAGCTGAAGCAGCATTTCTGATTTCTTTTCTGTAAAACGGTATTCCAAACGCTCTGTAGGCGTAATAGGCTTGAATGGCAAACCAAACATGCTATGTAGGGTTACACCACCAGCATTAATAGCAGCAATACCTGTAGGTGCCGCAATTACACACTTTTTAGTTGTGTGCTTAATCAAATACTTAAGAAAAGTTGTCTTACCTGTTCCAGCTTTTCCTGTCACGAACATGTTGTCATTTGTGTTCTCAATCAAGTCCATGACCTTCTTCATTTCATCTGTCAAAACCATATCTTTTAATTATGATTCATTGTTTTTATTAGATTTCGTGAAGTGTAAACAGCACATCACGATTATCAAATTGTATATCATCTCCTTCCTGGAGTTCATCTGCATATAATACGATTGGGTTGTCTTCTCCATCTCGTTTTACAACAAGCTGGGCATCTTTATCAATCTTGTAAGTCTGACCATTATTCAACTCTACTTCAACATAGTCTTTTGATTCAATGCTGTCTCCAACTACAGTAACATCAGATGGGTACAAACCAGCTCGCTCTGGAAGCAAAAAGCGTTCAAAGATCAAATCATATTTAATTGGATCTATCAACGTAATGCCAAGCAAGTAAAGTACGAGGCATCCACCAGCAGAACCACGGCCGCATCCAACGAGGATTCCATTTTCTCTTGCCCAGTTTACTGTATCGTATTGAACAAGCATGTAATCTACATTGTTTGTTGCTTCCAGTACATAGATTTCATGTTCTAATCGCTTTTTATAGACCTCTTTCTTTTCTTCTGGAACCAGTTTATCAAAACCTTCTTTCAGCAGTCCAAGGAACATTAAATGTCGGTCTCCCCAACGCTCTTTCTCCTTGTCGGTCATATCATACTGCGGCATGAAGTTTCTATCTGTTTCAAACAGAGCTTTTGCTCCATCAGCTATGACAACTGTATTCTCACAAGCATAATTAAAGATGTCTTCAATATCTTCCCACTCGTCCTTGTCAAATAAAGGCTCAAATGTAGCCCAATGTTCATCCAGATCCTTGAAATACTGGTCATCAGACTGTTCATGTGCTGCTCCTTCTGCTATCTTATTGAGGATAATCTTGTTTTTTGCATCATCCTTGTCAAGGTAATAGCAATCAGAGATAAGAACTGGAGGAACAGTACCATTGTCATATAAGTTGTCAAAGTAATACTTTGTTGACTCCAGTACACGAATGTCAATTCTTTCTGCCTTAAATTCAGACAAATCCAATTGATAATAGCAGTCATCAAAAGAGTCCAGGAACTTATTGATTTTATCTCCTATTCCATGAAGCCATACTGAAGAGTACTTGTCAAACACGATAACGTTTCCTTCTCCCCTATTCAACAGTTCTACAAGATCTATAATTTTATCGGTAGAATCAACATTAATAGCTTTCTGTATTCTGAGAAGATTCTGCAATCCATTCTGTGTCTGGCAATATATCTTTGCTCCGACCTTGTCAACACCATCTGTAAATGTAAGAGAATAACCAAAAACTGGTGATATTCCAGCAGACAAACATTCTTTCTGCAAGACTAAGGCACCAGCCATAGTGTTATAATCACATATACCAATCGCCTTTTGCCCCAGATATTTGGCTTTCTTGACCCAATCGCCTATTGAGAATGAGCCATTCAAAAGCTCATAAGGAGTATGTACTCCCAAGTTAACAAATGGCTGGTCATGCTCGCATTTCTTTCTGGTACCAATATACTTCAAGATATTGAACTTAAATTCTTTCCTTGTGTCGTAATAATACCAATTATCGCCAAACTTAAACACGATATAGAAGATCTCTTCATCGTGTAATGTTTCGATGTTTTCTGTTGCATTGAACTTAACGTTGTTCTGCAAATCAGTTCTGAAGATTGAGCTTATCAAGTTTGTATCTTCATAATACATTTTCCCAAGCCCTTCAACGTTTACAACTTCATCGTCAAGAATTTCATACTGTATCTTATTGGCATCCAGCCATTCCAACAATTCATTGCTCATATTTTATTCAATTTATATTCTATAGGTGTTTTGAGTCTAAAAGAAAAAGTGTCAAATATATCCCAGAAATCCATACTGTCAAAGTCATCTGAAGGATTCTCAATATCTGCTATATAGACATCGAAGTAATCGTTCAATTGAAGTGATGTCTTTTTGATAGATTCTACAGCATCTCCATCATATCCTACAACCACGGTTTTTACACCTTTTGATTGCAACTTATATATCTGGACATCGGAAATCTTCTTTCCAAACGTTGCTACAACAGCTATCTGACTATTATCGTAAAGATTTAACTTCCTGGTAAGTGCAATTGCGTCAAACACGCCCTCTACAATTATTACCGTATCTGTTTCATCTTCTATAACCGCATCATAGTTATACAACAATTTAACGAAGTCATTTTCAGTACTATTGCGGTATCGCATAATCTGATATTCTCCATTATGTCTTGCCTTTCTGTTGTATTCATCTATCTCTTTTTTATCCCATGTATGACGTGACACATAGCCGACAACATCTCCACAATCTATGATAGGAAAGATGACATAATCATCAAACTTGAAATTCATACCTCTTGTGGTTCCTACTGGGAAATAATCGTAATCATCTTCAGTAAACCCACGTTGTTTAAGGTATCTGTTTCTATGTGTCCTTTTATATCCTTCTGGCATATTGACAACTGAAAGCGAGTCATCTATTTCTTTATCGTCTTCTTCATCCAAGAAAGAAAAGCGATTTTGGATATTTGACTGGTCCAGATTAAACGTGTCTGTTACGACAAGATCTTCTCGACCAATGTCTTTCAGCAGCTCGTTAAGCGTTCTGGTTGAATGGCCGCAAGAAAAGCAATGCGCCATAAACGTTTGCTTCCTGTCTGTAGGCTTACCAACATAAATACCGTATTTGCCGCCTGTATGCCCACAATAAGGACATACAGGAACAACTAGGTTTTTACCACTACCATCCAGTTTTGCGTGCAATTCAATTGTCAGCTCGCTTATTATATGCTCTTTTTCTTCTTTACTCAATTCCATATTAGCTTACCAATCTTAAGTTCATTGTCCTTTCTTTATCATAGAATTTTTCATTCTCATAATCAATAGCAATCTTAATAGGATCGCCCTTCTTAAAGAATCTGGACTTAGCAACATACAATCTCATCGTGTCCTCTTTCATTTCATTGTCACTCTGATTAAGAGTAATCAAATGTGTCATAGGACGTGCAAGACCTTTTGCTTCTGCACAGTTATACTCTGTTAACACCTTGCTTTCATCGTTCAAGAAATCCTTGTTTTCGATAGTTGCCTGGTAGGTTACAACCATCCAGACATTCTCTTCTCCAGCCAAGTCTTTGAGGTCATTTGCCACTGCGATACGTCTATGTCGCTCTCCATTTTCACTCCATTTACGTCCACTGGAATCAGTCAGCAGGTCCATAGAGTCTATGATAACAACATCTGGGTTATATCCAAACAGTTTCTTGTATTCTTGAATACCATTCTTAATATCAAGAGTTGAAACCTGGTTGGCAAACTTAGGATATGCTCTTACTTTCAATGTTCCAGACATGGCTTTAACCAAATCTATCATTACGGCAAAATCTCTATCCTTAATGGTGCCAGTATTGTATCTGAAAGAGCTACATTCTACAAGGGAAGCAGAATAAGCGTCAGTTACTTCATCCTTTGATCCTTCAAGCTGGAAGTGAAGCACATTCAAGCCATCCATTTGGGCAGAACATTTACCAACCCATCTTGCTGCATGACTCTTACCAACTCCTGTAGGTGCCAGAAAGCATGTCAGCTGAGTCCGCAAATCTCTTCCAGCATTCATTTCATCCAGACCATCAATATAGAACCTTGTTATAGGCTTTAATTTTGATTCCTGGTTGTGCTTTTCTCTGTTTCGTTTGAATCTTGACTCAAATGTCTCACCTACATCTATGAATTCATTCTGACGTAAGGAGAATTCATTCTGCCAATCTGCAAAACTTGACATGAGTTTGAATGCTTTCTCACTTTCTTGCTTGGCATAAAGCTCGCCTATCTCTTTGAATGTCTTCTGGAACTTTACATTTCTGAGATATTCCTCAAACTGTTCTAGAATAACATCTGCTTCAACACCTTCAGCACAATCTTTTATATCATTAAGCAGAGCAGTTACCTCTCTGTTCATAGACACGATTTGGCTTATGATGTTAAGTGTAGGGGCCGACTTGTGTTCTTTATAATACTTTCGCAAGTAAGTTTGGAGTGACTGGAAATCTCGTCCTGGAAGGTAAGAATTCTCCATGTACGTGCAAACTAAACCGCAAACGTAATCATATTGAAAACAACCGTAGTATAGCTCAAATAAGAAGTCTTCCGTTAAAACGTTACCTTTATCCTTTGCCATATTTTTCAATTCTTATTCTGTACAATTCTGGATATTTGCGTTCTGTCTCCTTCATACAGTCCTGTGCGTTTGTACACATATTGCATGTTTCTGAAAATGGAGACCACATCAGAGTCGAAATTTGACAGATTGTATATCCAACTTGCGTATTCAAACATCTTTTTTTGGTGCTCTCCTCTGCTTCCATATAAATGTACTTTGCTTGAGGATGCTCCTGTTTTTGTTCAGATATTAAAGAATTCAGATAGGCTCTTGTAAGCTGTGCTTCAGATAACCATTGGTTTTCCATGAAGGTTTTCTCTCTGGATGACATTTGCTTGTATTTGTCCAGAGCGGTTTTTCCGAATACATTAGGAGCCAATTTTTGTTGAAACTGCGCATTTCTGTTCTTATGAATCTGGAAGATACAGTAATCAACAATGCGTGAAGAGTTAATATCACCTCCACACAAATTAGAGAAGTCTTTTATCCACTTTGATAGTTTTTTGTTGGTAGCCCCTCCATTCGGAAATTTGAAGGAGGGGTCAACCAAACGTTTTTCTATTTCAGTGTATATTGACTTGATCTGCTTAATTAGTCGTTCTTCGCTTACCATCTCTTGTCAATAGTTTCTGAAGTTCCTTTCGTGCCAAGAATAAACGACTTTTAACTGTATTAATATTGCGAGATTCTAAGGCTCCGTTCTGGTATTCAAATTCCGCAATCTCTTTAAGGTCATAACCTACAAACTGGTAGATTAATGCTCTTTTAAGCTGCGGTTTTAAACTGTCAAGTGCATCAAGTATTTCGTCTCCAAAATACTCTCTGTAGTTGTCAACAGTGATACCATTACAACCACCTTCATGTTCTACGTCTGAGAGGCATGCGGTAGGATATGACTCTATGTCATTGTCTCTATCCTTCATGTTTTCTCTCTTCTGTCTCTTTTCTTCAATCTTATATACGTGTCTTTTTGTCACGATATGCAACCACGTATGGATTGACATGGAGGTGTCGTAAGTCTCTATATAACGGTACATATTGGCAAGGACAGCATTATAGTTTTCTTCCACATCACATGAATGATATGTGTAGTCAATGCACAATTTGTATATCATATTTTTATATGGTTCAACATACTGAGCAAATAATGCTCTACGTTTCTTTGCTACTTCATCAGAGATTCCTCTCCCTGTGTTGATGGAACTGTGTGTCTTTTCCACGCTTCTCGAACGTTTAATTTAAACAAATGATCAACGTTCATCAATTTGTGGATCTTACAATACTGCTTCCATTTATTATCACAAGAGATAAAAAACTCTCTAACTTTATCATCGGAAGGTTGAGGAGTTTGTGACAGGAATTCATAAAAATCCCCAAGAATAACTCCTAAATTACTAACGTGACTTGCGTTCTGTCTTTGTTGAACACGCCTCATTCTTCTTGCTTGACTCATAAGTCTATTACTACAATTAAAGTTTATATTTTCTTACATAATACTTGAAGATGTGTGTTGCATCTGCCATATTATCATCACATGGTGTGATATTCCAGCGTTTAATGCAATAAGCAATCATCTTCTCCTTGTCAGCTTTTCCATCACCAGTAGCCCATTTCTTTACGGTGCTAACATTTACAAACTTTGGCTCTGGGAGTCCAAGCTGGGCGCATATTAGGAACAATATGCCTCTAAATTCAGATAATTTGCGCATACCAACGAACTTGCCTTTAACATTTACGTCTTCTGCGACAATCAATTTGATGTCATTCTTTTGGATAAACTCTTTAAGAGTGTTGTAGAACGAAAGATGTTGCTCTATAGCGTTCCTTCCAGTCTTCTGAGTAAAATTCCATGTTCCAGCCTCGTGCGTACTGTAGTAACCACAGTGAGTTGCAATATCAAGGCTGAGGATATTATCACGTGTTATTGCTTCTTGGTTCTTTTCATCTTGTTCTTTAGTCATTTATATATGAAACACCATTTTGTTTGTTAACCACAGTTCTGTATGGGTAGCCTTCAGCAATATTGCCGTGACTTACAACGAGACTTGTGATTTCTAATTGATTAAGGGCCTCGAAGGTATTATCAAGACCACCTTCATCACACGCATCAAGAATCTCATCAAGAATAAGAAGGTCAAGGCCCTTTCCTGGGTCACAGTTCAAGTTGGTCAGCTTGTGCATAGCCAATATGCTTGCAAGACTTACTCTAGTCTTCTCTCCTTCTGAGAATTTTCCAAATGATCCGCAATCAACTCCATCACGCAAAAGAGATATTGAGATCTTGTCACGTACCTTTCCGCTCTTCAACACTGTAAATCCAGAGAATTGGATGCGTATATCACTTCCAATAGCCTCCAGGAACTCATTTGTTATATGTCCTAAAGCATCAATCTTCGAATTTGCAAGATGGGTCTTAAACTCAACGAAGTAAGCGTCCTGTTGCTTTAATTGATTCAGTTTAGACTCAATCTCATCCTTATGCTTCACAGCGTCTTCATATTCTTTCTGGCATTTCTCCTTTTTAGATTCCATAGATTTCAAGACATCTGTTTCCGACACATTCAGCAAGTCATTGTTTGCATCCTTAAGAGACTTGATGGTTCCTTCTGCATTTTTGACTTCTTTGTCTAAATTAAGAATAATATCATCAAGCTTGCCTCTTTTACTGTCAATCAAATCAAATGCTTCATCCAACATATCAACAATAAGGTTGTCAATGCTCTTCTCAATATTGTCAACCTTAGCGTTCAGTTTAGTCAAATCAACATTAAGGTTTGAAATTGATGTGCTCAATTTATTGATATTGTTTTTAGAATCTGAGAGACTGGCAAACATTTGCGACTTTTCAGACGTAAGCTTATCACTCAATGTACGCTGAGATGACTTGTCAGAATCACAGGTGTCAAGTGTTTTGTAATTGTCGGAAATTGTATTGTCAATATCCTTAATCTCACCTTGTCGGTCCTGTAGTTTTTTTCTTACGCCATCAATATCAACATCGTCAGAAAGTGCGAACTCATGCTTACACTTAGGACAAACTATCACTCCAGCAAGCTGTGCATTCAATGTAGCTACATCTTTTTCAAGGTTTTGCTTCTGGGATCTTAAACTCTTTATGCTATCTTCAACAGATTTGATGTTTGCATCAATATCATTGATTTTAGCTTGAATCTTTTCAGATTTTGTACCATAAGTTTCCATGAACTTGTCGTACTTTGTTTTGAGTTTAGCGTAATTAGCTTGCTCCTTTTTAAGAGATGATTCTTCTGCCTTCAAAGATTTCTCAATTTCACGACTGAATTTGGCGGTATCTTTCAACTCTTTTTTGTAATCATCTGCCTTCTTTAGGTAGTCGTTTCCCAAATGCAGCTGAGAGTCTTCAGAACATTTCTTGTTGTATTCTGCAAACTTACTGACGATAGACTTATAACATTGAGACATGTCTAAATCCTTGTCCTTATCCAGTCTTTGGCATTCATCATCAACATCATCAAGTCTGTCATACTGAGAGTTCAATTCTCCAATTTCAGACTCTTTCTGTCTAATCAACGCTCTTTGTTCAGCAATGAGTTTCTTGTTGTTTTCAATCTTCTCTTCTTTTGTCTGCTTGTTCGAAAGAGATGTTTGCTTAAACTCATTTATCTGTTCAGACAACACATTTACCTGTCCAGTCTTCTCTGAAACTAACATTTGAGCATCGGTCAATTCTTTTGCAACAGGCTCTATATCTGCATGCAAGGCTTCAATTGCCTCATCTACAACGATACCATTGCTAAATCTGTTGATAATTTCCTTCTTGTCCTTATCAGAGCTGGACAGAAACGACTTATACTTGTGCTTTGACAAGATTATGTTTGAAAAAATCTCGTCTTTGGTGAGACCTATTTGACGAAGCACTTCTTTGTTGTATTCAGCAACAGAAGAACATGGCAATTCAATCTCTTCACCAAGTTCATTCATTGTAAGTCTTATTGTCTGGGCAGACTTT